ACTTCTTCTACTACGGCAGCAGGTGCCTGGGCAAGCATTCTTGAATCAATGAAGGCTGCTTCATCATTCAGTGTTCCAGGAGCAGGTGCAGCAGGCAGTGGAACTCCTTTTGGTCAGGCAGGATCAGCCACAGCCACAGCAACAGGAACAGCAACTAAATCAACTGGATCAACTGTTACAGTAAAGTCTGGCAATACATTAAGTGGAATTGCAAAAGCAGCAGGAGTTAGCCTTTCAGATGTAATTAAGGCTAATCCACAAATTTCAAATCCGAATTTAATTAGACCAGGACAAGTAATCAAGATACCAGGAAAAATGTATGGCGGTATGGTTAAGCCAATGAGTATGGGTGGAATGGTTCCTAAATACCTTGCTAATGGTGGACGTATAGGTTCGGATAGTGTACCAACAATGCTAACCCCTGGAGAGTTCGTAATGAACAAGAGGGCAAGTGCAGAATTTGGCCCAATGCTATCAATGTTAAATGAGTCAAAATATCCATCAATGATAGGTAGTGGATTTGGCACACAAACTCCAATTAATAATGTTTCAACATCTGTAAGTGACAACTCAACGGCAGTGTATAATTATAATTTGGGCTTTAGCATTAACGGAAACAATGTAAATGCAAATGATATTGCTAGAGTAGTAATGAGAGAAATTAAAAATGTTGATTCACAAAGAGTTAGGGGGCAAAGAGTCTAATGGCTACTAGTGCTTATTTGACAGGTAGACGCAGGTATACAAGACCACAGGGTATATTATGGGCAAACAACCCTGGAACCCTCTCTAATGGCTTATATGTGCCTAATGGCATAGAGGTAGGAGCAGATACAGAAGAAACAGATGTCAACCTATTGGATCAGTTTATTATTCTGTCTGATCATAATAGGGGAGAAATGCAGTTCAATACTCAAAGAATTGAGCAACGAACAAGAACAATTAATGGTCGTATGCGTTCATATCATATTGCAGATAAACTAAGTATGTCTGTATCATGGAGCATGATTCCTTCAAGAGGGTATGCAGGATTGGCTAATTTTAATGAAACAACATGTATAGCACCAAACGAAGGATCTACATCTGAATATACAGCAGATGGTGGTGCTGGTGGAGTAGAAATTCTTGATTGGTATGAAACTCATCAAGGGCCTTTTTGGATGTATCTTGCCTATGACAAGTACACAAACTTAGAAGGACAGGGATACAAGTATGATGGTTTGAACAGATATAATCAAATCATTCAAGTTTATTTTGCAGACTTTAATTATTCCGTAGTAAAACGTGGTGCAACAAATCATGATCTTTGGAACATATCGGTAACACTGGAAGAAGTCTAAATGTTTGAAAGTACTGAATTAAAAAATCACTTTGAAACATCTGCAACAATACAGACAGAGTCTTTGGTTCTGGTTGAATGGAATATGAATATGCCAGACAATATATCTAAACTTGGTAATTATAGATATAGACCACAAGAACAAAGTTCTCAATTTTTAACATTAGCAAATGTTTTTGATCCAGCAGACGTTGGTTTATTTTATACGGGCGCAACAGATGCAGACATTGTTGTTGATGGTGGATTTGAAAACAATGGAACACCTCAAATATTTACTTCAACAAAAGAAAAAAATAAATTACTATATTCTTTAGAAGATTGCATAAAGCCATTTAGACCAAGATCTGGAATTAATAAGGCAACATTTTTTAATGGCAAATATTTAGCAAACTCTGGAAAAGACATTGCAAGACGACCAAGATATTATATGGCATCAAGGTATGACCAATTTAAATATTGGAGTTCTTTTAGAACTGAATCAGGAATTGAAAGAGGTATTGCTAAAACAATAGTTAATGGGAGTTATTACATAGATGATACTGTACCATTTGTTGTATATAAAAAAAATGTTCCAACAAATAGAATTATTGTAAAGATGCAAACAAATGTTGGAGACGTGGATTTAGGAGATTTTACAGATATCTCTAAAACATTTTCAGATCCATTATATGGTGATGCAAATAAAACAACCCCAACAAGGTGGAAAATTCAATATCTTGAAGAAAATAATTGGATTGATGCGTATAATTTTAATGAAAATGATTTACGAGAAGATGGGTTTCCAATTATTTCTAATAATGGATATGTTGAGTTACAGTATGCACTAAAAAACATTCCAGATAAATTTAAAAATAATTTTGTTATAGCAGAAACATTTTCTTCTTCAACATTATTGCCAACAGAATCAATTGATGGATATGCATATTTGGTTATTGAGAATGAAGGTAGTGTTGGAACATTTTATGTTTGGAATTCAACCACACAAGATTATGAAACTTTTGTACCATCTTATGGATGGATTTTAGGAAATGAAAAAATTGATAATAAAACAAGTTTTGTAACAGATCTGACATCACCATTATTTTTTACAGAAACGGTAAACGGAAAAATAGTTTATAGAGAGTTTCAAAATATTCGTGGTTTAAGAATTGTAGTAGAAAAAATGAACAAGTTTGATTCTACTTTTGATTTAATTGAAATGTCCCCAAGACTTGTTGCTAATATCTCTGACAAAGTTATAGAATATAACGTAAAAAAAATGCTTTCAGATTTGGGAAATTCTTCTTTACCAGTAGGGCAGTTGTTGGCTTCAACTGGAAACTTGTCTTTATTTGATGATGATCAAGCATTTAATGATAATAATGATAATAGTATTGTTAGTGACTATATTCGCAAAAATATAAAATTTAATTTTTATGAAAAAATATTAAACGTAAGTGGGTATGATTATTGGGTACCCATTAAAACTTTGTACTCAGATGGTTTTCCACAGGCAAACGTAACTGCTGGAACACTAGATTTGCCATTAAGAGATTTTTATTTCTTTTTAGAGTCTATGCCAGCGCCAAGAATGTTGGTTACAGAAGTATCACTTAGTTATGCCATTACCTTAATTCTTGATTACATCGGATTTAGCAATTATGTTTTTTATAGAAATACGGATGAGCCAGAAGCAGTAATTCCATATTTCTTTATTGCGCCAGACCAAACTGTGGCAGAAGTTTTAAATCAATTGGCGGTAGCAACACAGAGTGCAATGTTTTTTGATGAATATAATAATTTTGTTGTAATGAGCAAAAATTATATGTTGCCAAAAGAAAATGACAGAACAACTAACCTTATTTTGTCTGGATCAAATAATCAGTCTATTAGCGGAATAATTGAAAACCAAACATCAGGAATATTACCTAATATTTTATCAATAGCATCTGAAGATAAAAGAATTTATAATAATGGAAAAATTAACTATACAACTAGATATATTCAAAGATCTTATGGAAATATTCGTCAAGCAAGTATGATTGACCAAGAAAAAACTTGGATATACAAGCCAGCATTACTTTGGGAAGCATCTGGAACTGATTCAACAAAAACAATTAATGAAGTTGCATCTAAGCAATCAAAATATGTTCTTGGAGCAATGCCAATAAATTCAGACTTATCCAATAATGTTCCAACAGTATCTAATCATAAAATTCAAAACAATGTAATAGATCTTGGAGAAAACGTTTATTGGCTTACTAGATACCAAGGATATTTTTATTCTAATGGAGAAATTATTAGATATGATGCTGCTCAGTTTAATGTTACTCTTGCAATTTGGTATCCTATTCAATCAGATGGGTCATTGCTAGAATCTTCACCACAGGTTGTTTTGCCTGGAAGGCTAGCCCCAGTTAGTATTATTGATAATTTAGATAAAAAAGTTGCCAATGGAGAAATCACAGAAGCGCAAAAAGGTCAAGAAATTCAGGCATGGAGAACTTCACATAGACAGGGTAGTAGCAATGTTTGGATTACAAGTAATCAAGAATATCAAAATTATTTTAAATCACTACCATTTAATGGAAAAATATATCCTACAGGATTAGTTAGAATATATACTATTCCATTTTATGAAACAGTTGATGGAATTACTCGTTTACAAGATGGTCCAGTTTATGAGCATGGACGTGCACAATTCGGAACACCAGTTACAACACATTCTGCAGGCATAAATTCTTATTGGTCTAATAATGACTATGTTAAGGGATGCGAAATGAAGACAGAATATTTATTTACAACTAAACTACTTGAAGATATATCTGTACCATCAACAACAATTGGTGCAGCAGGAATTAATAATACAAAAGCAAGACAGACATCAAGAAATGGAACCATAAAAAACTTTATGTCTTCAAGTTATTCAAATGAGACATCGGTTAATAATACTTTATCAACACAGTCTGGAACAATACAATCTTCTGCATTAGTTATGAATGGTCCATCTTTTGCAACAACAGAAAAACCTATTGACTTAGTTTCGTATGTTTATAAAAATTTAAACAATGCATATAAACATTTTGGTGCTAGGGTAAGAATTATTGGAAAAATTGAAAACAATGAAATTCGTAGCCAAACTCCAATAGGAAGCACTACATATTACCAGGTTGCTGGAGTAAAACCAGATCAAAACGTAAACATAGGTGGAGGCTCTGGTGGTTTAGCGGTATTGCTTAATCCAGAAACAAATAATGGATATTATTTTGAAATTGTTGCTTTAACAGAACAAAATGTAGAATCATATTTGAATTTAGACAATAATAATAAATCTAGTATTTCGGTTAATAACGTAGTATTTTATAAAATCAAAAAAAATTCTTCAAACAGTGAAGCAATACCTGTAAAACTTTGGGGCGGATTATCAAAAATTATAGTTGATGACGGTAGATTTACAGGACAATATAGGATGACTGGCGAAGAAAACCCAACGGTTTATGATTTGGCTGTAGAGTATCAGGATATAGGAAAGGTTAGAAGGTTCTTTTTGTATATCAATAATCAATTAATTCAGGTTGTGGATGATCCAGATCCACTTCCAATATATAATAATATGGCCCCATTTGTTCGTGGATCTTCTAGGGTTATGTTTGAAAATATTTATGCATTATCTGAAAATTATTCTCAAAATAGTGTTTTTACAGTTGGAGAAACTCTTTCATCAGCATTTGGGAATAAAGAAATAAATGCTAGTGAATCTTTTAGAAGGTATGCTATGAGCGGAATTATTCAGTCAACCTATCTGTCTGGAATTAGTTCTCAAGAATCACCTAAATATAATTTATATTTTGAAGAATTTGGCTCAATTATGAGAGAATGTTCTTATTTTGATATAAAATATGATCGTGCATATCCTGCTCTTTATGCTCAGATATCCCCAACATTTAATAAAATAAAAGGTTATACAACATCTGGATTTTATGCTGATTCTTATGGTGCTGAATTTTTAATTTTTAATGCTACAGATACAGCAATTAATCTTGATGAAACTAGTGGAAATTATTTAAGAATTCAAGGTATTACATTTACTCAAGATACAACTCACGAATTAACGGTTGATGAATATTTTAAAAAGCGTAGTAATTTTTCTAATCCACAACTAACCAGTTCTTCTCAAATTATTTCTCCACTTATTGAAAAAGAAAAATTTGATAATATAAAGTTAAGCAGAATGATATATGGCAATAACGAGTTTACTTTAGACACACCATATATTCAAACACACGATGATGCTGAAAATTTAATGGGATGGCTTATAGATAAATTAATGGTTCCAAAAAAATCTATTGGAGTAAAAATTTTTACAACTCCAACTATTCAACTTGGAGATATTGTTACAATTGATTATAAAGATTCTAATAATTTAGATTTAGTAACAAAAAATACTTCTAGGTTTATAGTATATAATATTGATTATACAAGAAGAATAAGTGGGCCAGAAATGACTATTTACTTGGCGGAGGTGTAATGTGAAAGCCAATGAAAGAGAAAGTAGGGTAAAAACAACATCTAAAAAAGAACCAGAGTTTACTGGTCCTGCAAAGTATAGTCCTTTTGTTCCAACTACTCCTGTTAAAAATTTTACACCAACAGTTTTGCCTGCTTACAAGCCATCAACATCAAATGGATTATTTGTTGGGCCAATTCCAATGGGAACGGTCCGTACAGAAACTGGATATGTACCAGAAGTAACATCAACTTCAAAATATTCTCCAGGAGATTTTAGAAAAGCAGAAGAAAAATCTAATGAACCTTTTTACTCATCACAAAATATAGGTGGGGCTTCGCTTGTATCAAATAACTTTATACCAGCCGTAACTCCAACACCACTTACTCCATCTCCAATATCTGCAACCGTTATGGCTCCTCCACCCCCACCAGTTAAAACTGCAACTCTTGATATTATTTTATTTGATGACGAAGCAACAACGGTAGACACTATGGCAGATCTAATATTTGAAAATATTGGCGGACAAGAATTAATCAATATTACAAGATCTGACATTATTAATGGTCAAAAAATATCTTATCAACCAATTAAAAATTTATCATCTATACAACAAAGATATAATCCAAATAATATTCTTAGTCTTCAACAAACCGCAGATAAATATTTTGCTGGTTTTTCAATAAAACTAGAAGATAAAATTCCAAACGAGGGTAATGGAGCAAATGGAGAAAATGTCTATATTGAAGAGGGTACTGGCGATTTAATCATTGAGTTTATTAATATAAACAATGATGAGCAAATTGAGGTACAAATTACCTCAGATGGTACAATATATGAAGCGGATCTTGGAGAAATAAACTCATGATAACTAATACTGGTAAAACAATTATTGCAAAATATTTGCTTGGACAAGCGCCAGCATATGCATCATATCTTGCTATTGGTTGCGGTGCTACACCATTGACTACTGGAGATCCACTTGGAAACTATTCAGCAAAACAAAATTTAGATTTTGAAATGTTTCGTGTCCCAATATCTTCAAGAGGTTTTGTAAATGAAAATGGATTAGATAAAATTGTTTTAACTGCAGAATTACCAACAGAAGAAAGATACGAAATTTCTGAAATTGGAATCTATTCTGCTGGATCAAACCCTTCTGCTGGTGCTTATGATAGTAAGACTGTATTTGCTTTTACACAAACTGAAAATTGGCAACATCATACGGCAGAAGCAGCAGTAGCAATTAATACATTTTCTACTGCATTAGACGCACCAGAATATGATAATGTTATTGCAGTTGCAGATAGTGTATTTCAAACAAGCGGGGATAATCCAATATTTTTTAAATCTCCAAGAGTTGAAAGATATGAAAGACCAAGATTTTTAAACAATGTTATTTTAATACAAGGCGATGACTCTGATATTACAATTAATGAAGAAAGTGGAGCGGCGCAGGATCATTTTGTAATAGAGCCTGGATCAAACCATATACATTTAACTGGCGCTAATATTGATTTTACAAGAAACTCTCCAACAGATGAATTACGTTTAGCCTTTTCATTAATAAGTAAAGATGGTGCATCTGTAACAACTCCAGAAAATGTAAGAATTATGGTTGAGTTTGCATCAACAGAAACAGAAACTGCAGAATATGCTAGATTTGAAGCAGAAGTTATTGATGATAGCAGTGGTGGAGCATATGATTTTTCTACAGAACGATATTTTGTTGTAACAAAACAACTTCAAGAATTATATACTAGTGCAAACTTTACATGGAATGCAGTTACTGTTATAAAAATATATGCTTGTGTTATTGATGCAGGTATTCCGTCTAATAATTATTACGTAGCATTAGATGCAATGAGATTAGAAAATATTTCTACAGTAAATCCACTTTATGGTTTAACTGGATATTCAGTAATTCAAAATGTAGATGCATCAACTATTGTAAAAAGTCCTAATACTAGCAATTATATTGAATTTAGATTTTCAGTTGGTGTAACATAATGCCTGATTCAGGAATTAAAAAAATAAGAATAAGACAAAAGAACCTTCCCACAATAGACGTAAATGAAGAAGGTTATATTTTAAAGTATAGGGTAGTTTCTGAAGATAAAAACAGAACATCACAATGGTCACCAACATCAATTGTTCAACCAAACTATACTTACGTTTCTGGAGATATATCTTTTAATAAATCAGGACAAGTTGCAACCCTAGCCTGGGACTCTGTTTCAATACAAAAAGATGGAGTTGAAATTAGAAAAGCACACGAGTTTGATATTTGGTTAAAATGGGATAGAAATGATAATGGAGATTGGATTTATAAACAAAGAATTGATGGTGCAAACATTTCTTTTCCAATTCCCAGCACATACACAATAGGCGGGGTAGTTCAAGGGTCTGCACCTAACAAACTTTCAGCAGAAATATATTTAAAAGGAACTCCAATTACTAGAGAGTCTGCTTTATTATTAGTTTATGAAGATGGTCCACACACCGTTTAATGATATACTTTAATAGGAGGAAATAATGGCAAAAGTACCACTACCAGAAAGAGGGCAGCCTCTTGATGTCACATATTTATACAGTTTGGTTGATGCTGTAAACGATCTTTCTACACAGGTTGCATCTACAACTACTAATAAAACAGTTATAGATACTGTAAGTGCGGGTAAACAAGAAATTAAAACTTCTAATTCAAGAATAATTGGTGGTTATGTTGAAGTTGCCAACAACTCAACAGTTTCTGCTGGAAATGAAAGAACATTTACTTACGATTTTAAAGATTTTAAATACCCTCCAATTGTTTCTGCTACACCAGTAAATATTGGACAAACTCCAGCGGGACAAAATGTAAATGTTATTTTAAAAAGTGTTACAGAAACAAGGGTTGAAGGTGTTGTAAGATTTGGGGCTTCTGGTGATCTATCTTTAGCAGTACATTTGATTATTGTTGGAATTCCAAACTAAAGGATAATTTTATGATTGCTTGCATAAAATGCAAGGGTAGAACCTTTGTTGATAGACAATATAGTAGTATTCAGCACATAGAAACTTATTGCATCGTGTGTGGCTTGAGAAAGTTTTTTCATCCACCAGCAGAAAGTGAAGAGGGAAGATGGTTACTGGCAAAGGAATTATACAGGGCGAAATTTACAATAACGAAACTGTAATAAAGGGAAATCAAAAAATATGGTTTCTAAATAATGACCTGGTAAGAATTCACCATAGTTCACGATCTACTGGAATGGTTTCTTTTTATAATATAACTAAGGATAGAATTGAAACTTGTTTGCGTTCAGATTTTAGGAAAAATAGAGAAAGAGCCTATACTGTTGCAGAGACTGCTAAGTTAATTAATCGTCATAGAAAGTATATGCCTAAGTTAATTAAAACTGGAATGATTCCTCCACCAGTTGGTGCAAAGTTAAATGGTGAACGTGGATTTAGAATAAGATCTTATTATTCAGAAAGCATGGTTAGGGATATTCGTGCTATACTGGCTACTATACATATAGGACAACCAAGAAAAGATGGACTTATAACAAATAATATGACACCCACAAGCCAAGAATTGACACGGCGAATGGGAGACGGTATACTTACATATACAAAGACAGAAGATGGCAGATTTATTCCTGTTTGGGCAGAAAATATTTAACAATAGAAATGGTGGGGACAATGGAAAACGAAAACACAAAGATATCAGTAGCGCTAGGATATACCCTCAACTTGGGTAATTTTCAATCACTAAGGTTTGACTTTGGTGTAGTTGACTCAAAGCGTGATGGCGAAAATACAGATCAGGCCTTTGAAAGAATGTATAAATTTGTTGAAGACAAATTAACAGAAAAGGTTAAAGAAGCAGAAGCAGAGTCTGACAGTAAAGACTAATGGCTGAACGCAAAGACCGAATGGCTTTGCTCAGTAGATTTAATAAGTTTTACCTGCAAAGGTACGAGCAAAAGTCTAACATGAACCTTAACGTAGAGCAATGGGCTGCCGATGCACTTATTGAGTCTTATGGTATATCACAATGTTATGATTTATTAGAATATTATTTTAATATTGCACAAGAACCTACATGGAATTATTTTGCATACAATGCAGAAAAAATTCTTAATGGTAAACTAGAAGTAGAAGAAGATATTAAACAAAGAGCAGCATTAAGACAAAAAGCAAAGGAGTGGCTGAGTGAATAATACAGAAGCAAAATTAATCACAGCAGTACTCAATGATAAACAAATTCATGTTTTATTACAGGCTAATGTTGAAAATCTTTTAAGAACACATAACGATGTATGGAATTTTATTAGGTTGTATTCAGAAAACAATCAGTCAGTTCCTCCAGCATCTTTAGTAATAGAAAAATTTAGAGACTTTACCACAATAGATGGAGTTGGATCAACAAAACATCACCTTGAAGAATTACAAACAGAATATTTAAATGATAGTTTAAAAGATATTTTACGTAACGCAGCATCAGAAGTTCAAGTAGGAAATGGCTCTAATGCACTTGAACAGTTAATCACAAAAACATCAGAGTTAAAAAAGAATACATCTGCTATTCGTGATATTGATGCAACAGATCTAGAGTCTGCACTTGCATATTATGAAAATGTACAAAAACAAAAAGAGACTGGTCAGATTGGTATTAAAACTAATCTTCCAGGATTTGATAATTATTTGCCTTCTGGAATTATGCCAGGTCAATTGGGAGTATTCCTAGCCTACCCTGGTATTGGTAAGTCGTGGATGGCTCTATACTTTGCTGTACAGGCTTGGAAACAAGGCAAGTCTCCTTTAATTATTTCTCTTGAAATGTCTGAAACAGAAGTTCGTAATCGTGTG